TCTTCTCGTTCCTCATCTGTCATTTCAACGCCATTGTATTCAGCATATGAGATGTAAGAATCCTCAACCTCTCCATCATTCGATATTTCGACATTCTGAACCAAAGACCAATCGTACTTGTTATTCTCACTTACATACTTGTCAATCCATGACTTCTCCGCATCGTTTACTTCATATACAGAAACTTCTACCTTCTCAGAACCTGCACCAATAGTATGACCCTTTAGAGTCTTTCTAGACCACTCCTTGCAGAAGTTCTCCGCTTGTTTTATAGTTTGAAAAATTAATTTGGCAGTTGAATGTGTTTCCTTTTTTACTTTCATCGCATCCCATCCGTTATTTACAGCAACGTCACTCCAGAACGCATTCTTCTCTTCAGTTTCTGACCAATTAAATGCGCCAGACAAAACATCGCCTAAATTATCACGTAAACTTGGTGCATCTAATGTACCTTCTGCTCTTGAGTAATATATTGCTCTTCCACTTAACTCTTGTGGCAATTCTAGTAACCAATCTTTAACCGTTTTCATAACTCTTAGTTGTTTAGTGAGTTGTAAATATAGTATAAGTTTTCACTTTATCCTAACTTTTAAACAAAAAAGATGCAAAAAACATTAATTTCTTCTTCTAAGACCTACTTTTCTTTTAACTAATCTTCTGAATCCGTATCGTGAGGCATCAAGCAAGTGATTCCATGTGTCAATTGGAATATCACTTTTCTTATCGTTCCACTCGTAGTTATTTAATTCAGATTTTAGATTATTGGAGTTGGGGTCTACAATTATCAAGTATTGCTTCATCTCTCTTATGTCCTCTACAATGATGTTTTTGACCGCTTTCTGTATGTTATACCCACTCTTTTGTATTCTTTTTATAGTCCTCCCTTCATTCGTGTCACATACAATCAATGAAACCTTACTTATACCTACCTTGTGAAGTTGGTTCTCTACCTCGTCCAACTCAGTTTCGTAGATATATTCTTTAAGATAAATCTTCCTCTGCCTTCTATCTACAGCAACTCGGACTACTGCTAAAGGGTCTGCATAGCCAAAATCTAGTCCATACACAGATGGTATTCGTTCATTAAATTTTCCTTCTATCCAATTGTCAAATATCACCCCTTCAGCCCTTTCCCTCCATCCACCTATATAATTCTTGTAGTAGTGGCTATCGTGCCGTATGATATTCAGTTCATTGATTAGTTCAATTTCACTCCTTACCCATTCATCTTTGGACTTAGCTAACCTCTCGTTTAGTTCCTCTAAGTAGCTGTTCGCTTTACTTAACCAATCTTTAGGTAAGTAACCCAGTTCCTCTGCAATATGATAAGTAGTGTGTATGTGTTCAACGGATGGGTCATTTGACATTGTGACATTAAACCCATGCACAACCTTTTGTTTGCTCTTAGGTCTTATCCATTTCTGATATATGAAGTGTTCTTTGGTAGTAGGATTCATTATCCATATAACTCTGTTCTGTTTTTCTGAAGAACGAACCGAATCATCAATAATGTTAAATTTAGCTTCATCCTTGAAATCCTCACCTTCCTCTACTACCCATGTTGTTATACCATGTATAGACTTTAGGTTTGCAGTCTGATCACCACTAGATGTATTAATACCCCTAAATAGGATAAATGATCCATTGGTCTTATTGGTCGCTCGGTCTGCTGTTATGTGGAAGTCTCCCTCTACCCCTAACCTTTGTACACAAGCCCTAAATTCTGGTATAATAGAATCATTCGCTGAACGGAGTATGTACCTGGTAAACAAGATACCATGCCCAGCCTCATATGATAGTCGGACGACAAAATCATGCGTTGTGGACGACTTCAAACTACCCCTACCACCAGTAAGTAATATATACCTACGTTTTGTAGTATACATAGGCTTAAATGATATATGGATAGGTATTGTCTTTACATCATTCTCTTCTGTAAGCAGTGGATCATATCCCATTATTCCTCTTCTTCTGTTTCACCGCCAATCCAAGAGATTAATGGTATGTTCTGTTTGCCTTTTGTGAGTTCTCCTGCATCCTTTCTCCAATGTTCGTCATCATTCTCTAGCCTGCGAGTAATAAGCCCCTCAGATGGCTTAATATACTGTTGAGCGATTTTCACTTCCTGGGCTACCCACTCTTCCTCTCCCTTCATGTTTAGGACTTTCACCATCTTCTTAGACTCCAAGTCAACAAAGTAACCTTCCATTAGTCTCTGGGCAGAGCTTCTTGCTGTATTGCGCTCAGTTTGCATCCTCAACTCTTTCTTCTGCGACTGAGCATCCTCAATCATCCTTGCAATCTCTTTATTGTCTCGCTTCCAATGATGCAATGTTGATCTTTGAAAATTCATTTTAGATGCGGCACTATCCATACTTTCTCCATCAGATAAGTATATAGCCACAAATGCCTCTACAACCTCTTTCTTGTGATCATTAGACAGGGTTATACCTTTGCATGGCATTGGAATCCTAACACCCTCAGTTGTAGGCAATCCATCATTACTTATAGATGGTACTTGTACGGTATACCTTCTTACCGTTTTTCTCTTATATTTCTTAGCCATACACTTAAAGCTTTTTTAATTCATACTGTACGTTACACCACCATCGTAATATATCTTGTACAATGAAGATAATTGATCGTAATCTTCGTTAACTATTAGCACTGTATCATCTCTTAATACTAATTTACAGTACTCCAACTCATCAGATAGTGGCATATTTAAAGATGGCATATACTCTTGCACACTTAACACATCAGACATATGCATAACCAATCTGTTGGAATACACATTGTTTAAATCATCCCAACTCATATTAACAACTTCAATTACCATATTAATTATTTGTCTGAACGAAATAAATTTATAATCCTCAACATAAGCTTACCTAACTTTATCCACTTAGATAAACTAAACCACCTCAATGGGCTATACTTCCCTCCAGGGAACACAATGACAACACCTTCCATTACTATATTAAGTACCAACACGAATAAAGTATCCTTCTCTAAAGGTGACATTTCATCTACTTTCCTATATTTCATATTTCTATTATTGTTATAGTTGTTTTATTTACGTTCATATCCTCCATTACCTTCTGCATCCTAACTTTAGTAGCCATCGAGTTCCTTACGTCTGGTTCATTATCATCATCTATCTTGATATGCATATCTCCAACAAGTATACATCCTTCTATCTGTCTAAAGAAATTACCTTGATGTATCTTAACCTCAGACCTATTGGGTACTTGCTTCAGTTCCCAAGAATACCCAAATTTAGGGGAGTACTCCAATACAATTGGATAAGTTCCTTCTGGCACACAAGAAATGTCCTTCCTATTGTTTCTCCACGCTAATTCTAATGTTTTGCACTTAAACAGTATCTTCGCTCCATGCATTATATATAGATTACCCAACTTTTGATGTGGATGATCCTCTGATCTAACTAATAAGAATTGTGTTACCTCCATTTTGTGATGATTTTATTCCGTAAAACTACAAATTATAACTCACTTACACAAGATTGGCATAGATTCCTACCCTTACCAGATGTATCTATTGCATAACTAACAGTTTTTGTCGCTGTATCATTCCACACCCTTTTGCATCCATCACACTTAGTCTTGCAAGGCAATCCTCTATAACACATCTTAAATTCTGATATGCCATACCTATCCACCCATACCTTACTAGAGTCTATTTGAAAATCTTCGTAACCCATTTCCATGTTTTTTTAACGATAGAACCTATAACACTATCGGTTTTTCGTATGTAATTATCATTACTTTCTTTTGCTAAAGCCAACCTCTCGGCTATAATCTTATTTATCTCAGCATTGTCAGCATTGATCTTATCGAGATTATCCATAACGCTCTTACAGTAGTCCACTACAGCATCCTCTCCTTTAATTCTGTATATCTTCTTCATTTGACGATACCTACAGTTTGCATGGGGAAATCCATTCTTGTCGATACTTATGTCTAATGGCATTGAGTTTGCCAAGTCTCTAAACTGCTTTAATTTTTGCTTCTTCATATTCGTTATACTGATCCGTTAAAGAATTGTGGTCTATTTTTCCCATTATTCCATATAAAAACAACCATAATTAGTATTGTACCCTAACATCGCCTTACTTTAGAGCAGTTTTCACTAAAAGTTATCCATTGTATATTCCCTATTAAATACCCTTTCTCTGGGTCTATCCTATCTATACTAGGGCATATTCTCCTTTCGTAGCTTACAGATTCCCACTTATCAAATAACACATTAAATTCATTACTATTTAATGAAAATTCATAGAATAAATCTTTATCTAGTATTTCCAAGCCTAAATAAAGATGATTTTTATTCTTAGTCACACCCGTAACTCTGCTTTTCATATTCCTATAACACCTAACTAAAAACCCTTTCTTTGTTTTTTCGTATTTCTTAGTGTTTTTATTGTTGTCTTTAACTCTTCTTAATCTTTGCTTTTTGTTTTCAATTTCTCGTTTTGTCATATCTTATATGTTTAAGATACAAATATACAAAACAATCATGTTAATCACGAATCATTTCCACTTAAAATAATAAGGGTGCGAATGGTAGCAATCTTCCTTAAAATTGAAATTATAAAAACCGCTTATACCTTTTTTGAAATTAGTTTGAACCCAATTAGATGAAGGACTAAAAGCAGGGAAATTCCAATATTTGAATTTTTGAGATGTGGAGTTATCAAATATATCTTGATGGCTATCTCCTTTAATAAAGTATATTTCTAAATCTTTACTAACTAAATTGTTATCATATAGATAGTTCTCTATTTTTTCAATCTGAATAGCATCTAATTTAGGCTTAAACCCAAACTTTAAATTTTTGCCATCCTTACCATGAGTAGATACAAATACTTTATTACCGTACACGTAATGATTTATAAATTTACGTTGGTTAGTTATGTTTACATTATTATACTTATACTCTATAAACTTCTTAAATGATGAATTAACCACATAAGAAAAGCTTCCAGAATGGTTGTCATCACAAATATTTATAACATCAATCTGTGAGTAATGCTTTACTAATTCGTCAATTAATCGAACCTTAAAAGATAACCCAACATCGAAAGCTTTTTCGTTATCCATGTTTTGAGGTAACTCATGCCCTTTACGTACCGTTTCGCCATCCCATCCATCCATGAAATCACCTAAATCAAATAAAATTAATTTATTAGACTTCTTATTTTCTATTATTTTACTTGCGTAAATAGATAACCTTTCTTCAACTTCGTACTCATCCCATTTACCCCCATATAAACCGTACCCATTAGGATTTGGATTCATTGCAATATGGGTATCAGTAAAGACAGAAACATCAAAAAGATAACTACTATCAATATCTTTGACAGTTGTTTTAATAGGTTTCGTTCCTTTATATAACTCCTCTATTGATTCGCTTAACAAATTAACTAAATCAGGTTCTTTGTTATCTGTTGTGTTTTCTCTAAATAGTATATTGAAAAACGGTGTTCCAGTATGAGATACTAACTTATAACTCTTAACATCCTCTCTAGGTAAGCTGTAAAACTCGCAATACTCATCTATATCAAGCATCTTACCTGTCACGAAATTCCAAGCACTTAATACAAATGGTTTCGGATCATCAACTACCTTAGTAGACTTTGCTTTTTTGACAGATTTCTTCTTTCGATCTGAAATACCAATAAAATCTCTTTGCTCTTGAGTAATATAATACCTAGCAGTATCCCTACCTTCATCGTTACTCTTTACTTCTAAACCCAAAGACTTCGCTTCCTCTGGCATTAACCTAGTTCTTACTTTCATTAACTTCAGTTTTTTTGTATGAAATAACAGACACTAACCCTAATTTGAATGGCTTGGTGAGTTATATCTAATTCACTTTGTATACTTTTTTAGACTTATCTAGTANNNCAGACTTCTTGCTCGTGGTCAATGATACGAACTAATACGTGAGGAATACCATTTAAGTACTTAATTCTCTTCCTCTTTGCCATATATATCTTCTTTAAATTCTTCATAACGTATAAAATATCTTATATTCTGAAAATCTGAGCCAAAACCTCCATTGTACATCATCACCAACTGACTCTCAGTCGGCTCAAATCCATACTCTCTAGTAAATCTAGTATGTAGTATCTTTAAATACCCCTCTGCAACCACATAAGCCTTCTTGTAGTCAAGCATTTCTTCGTGTTGATAACAGTAGCCGTAAGTGTCGTTAACGTCTTGTAGTGCCGCCCTATGTATCTGAAATGCCCCAATAGCATCAAAGTCGCAACTGTACTTGTTCCAATCTCCCATTGCACATGGATCACTATTACTTTCAATTACAGAAATCACAGAAAGTATTATTGGTATTAATTTAATCATTTCTCTCAAATCTATTTATTTAGAAAGCGCATATGCAATAAGCATCCATAACGCCAATTGACTTAACACTAAAAATTCCATCATATTGTTTTATATTTTAGTTAAAAAAAAGATAACAGCCGATAAGATTCAACGCTAAAAAGCGCAGAACTTATCTATTCGTTTTTTTGCCTTCAACACGTGCTTATAGAATCGGCACAAAGCCTGTTCATATCTTTGCTTTGCTGAACTATTAGCATAAGTACCATAAAAGTTTTCATTTCTTAAAATTTTCAATTAAGTAATCTCCTACTGATACTTCGTGCGGCTTTCCACTATTTCTTCCGTACCTTTCTTTATATTCTTTAATAATCTGATTCGCTTTTGCTTCGAGATTTTTATTGCCGATTATTTCCTCTAGTATATCTAATAATTTAATATACTTTTCTTTCAATCTGTTTTTTAGTTTCATTGTATTTATAGTTGAGTTTGTGAAAAAATAACAGTCGAAGATCATGCCATCGGAAAGGACGGCAGATTTCTTAGCGTTGTGTGTAATACTAGCAACTACCATATCTGAAACTACCAAATCCTTCACCATCGCATTCCTCATCTACAAAGAATCCAAGTTTAT